CACAAGTAGAAAATCAATTAGCTGCAGTTCAAGCTCAAACTGCACAAGCTTTAGCTCAATCACAACCGCCTAATCCAGAACAAGTAAAACAAGAACAACAAAATCAAAAAGATCAAGCTGAGTTACAACTTAAAGCAAAAGAAATGCAAATTAGAGAAGCACGTTTTGTAGAAGGCGTAAAAAATAACGAAAGAATGCAGGACAGAAAAGATAAAGAATTACAATTAAAAGCTGTAGATCAAATATCAAAAACTAATGAAAGAAAAAAGAAATAATATAAGAGCAACTGGAGAAGAAATAAGAAAAGCTAAAAAGTTTTTAAGAAATAAAAAAGTACCTTTAGCTTTATTTAAACCTAATCTATTTGCTTCTGCTAGTAGAGAAATAAATAAAAATTTTGATGGAACGTTTGATGCATTAATGAATGTGTATAGAACAGGTAATCCATATTACAAAAGGAGAATGAAGAATGCCGACAATACCAGTAGTAAAAGCGATACAAACAGAAATAAAAAAGTATAAAGTAGAATTAGCTAATAAAACGTTAGCGCCCGGTTTTGATAATTATGAAAGTTATCAAAAAGCAAAAGGAATAGCAGAAGGGTTAGATACAGCTATTCGTATTTGCGAACAAATGGAAAAAAGATATATAGAAGGAGATACAGATGAATAGAAATGAAGATTGGTTTACAGACGATAGTATTCCTGACCCTAAATCAAAAGATTTACCACAACCAGCGGGTTGGAGAATATTAGTTCGACCAGTTGGAATGGTTAAAAAAACTAAAGGCGGAATTATTTTAACTGATAAAAATATGGAAGAACAACAATACTTGAATTCTAAAGGTAGAGTAGTAGCTATGGGAAGAGAGTGCTATAATAATCGAAGCACAAATTGGTGTACAAGTGGAGATACTATTGTATATAGTAGATATGCAGGGTCAAGGATTGACGTTCAAGGCGTTAAAATGCTCTTGCTAAATGACGATGAGGTACTAGCAGTATTACCAAATCCTGACGCAGTAACTCAACAATTTTAACATACGCACTTGTTGCGAAAATACATAGGAGAATACTATGAACGAAGAAGTACAGAATATTACACCCGATAATGATATTGAGGTAAAAATATTAGACGACCAACCTAAAGAACAAGAAGATGTTTCTTTAGTACAACCAGAAGAAAATCAACCACAAGAATCAGCCTCAGACGTAAACGAAGAATTAAAATCTTTGAAAAGCGAATTAGCTGAATTGAAAAAAGAGCCTTATAGTTCACGAGTAAAAAATCGTATTTCTAAAGAGGTTTCTAAAAGAAAAGTGCTTGAAGATCAAAACAAAGCTTTAGAAGATAGACTTGCTAAATTAGAATCTAATGCTCAAGAACAAAACAAAAATGTTTTACAGAACACTTATCAAAAAGTTTCTCAAGAATTAAAAGAAGCTATAGAAGGTGGAAATACTGAAAAACAAGTTGAGCTCATGGATCAAATGGCAGAGGTCAGAAGTAAAATACAGACTAACCAACAACCTGTAAAAGAAGAAATTAAATCTCAAACACCTGAAGTTCAAGTGCCAGAAATAGCACAAAAATGGATAGGTAAAAACAGTCATTGGTGGAATAAACCTGGTTTTAACGCTGCAACTCAAATGTCTTATGCTATTGATAAAGACTTAACAGAAGAAGGTTTTGACATAAATGACCCTGAATATTACACAGAAATGGATAAAAGAATGAGTAAAGTGTACCCAGACTTAGTTAAAACAGAAGAAAACGCTGTTAATGAAACAAAAAAAGATGTAGAATCCAAGCCAAGAGTGCAATCACCAGTAGCAGGTGTTTCTCGATCAAATCAAGGCTCTGCTAAAAGTGTAAGATTGACGTCAGACGATTTACAAAACGCTGTGCGTTTTGGCATTGATATCAACGATCAGTCCGCACTGAAGAGGTACGCAAAGGAACTTGCGAACTACACAGGAAATAAAGGAGCCTGATTATGAAAAAAGACAAAAACACTTCTCTAAAAAACGAGAGAGAAACACGTGATGAAAGCTCACGAACAAAAGAGTGGAAACCGCCTTCCTTGTTAGAGGCACCTCCAGCTCGGCCTGGCTACAAGCAGAGATGGATTGCAACTAAAATACTTGGGGTCGATAATCCAACTAACTGGGCAAAGCGCCGTAGAGAAGGGTGGGAGCCAAGAAAACCAGAAACAATTCCTGGTGATTTTCATGCTCCAACTATTAATCACGGAACTTACCAAGGATATGTAGGAATCGAGGGTATGGTACTGTGCGAAATGCCAGAGGAAATGGTTACTCAGAGGAACGAATATTATCAGCAAAAAACTGATTCTCAGATGACTGCTGTTAAAAACGATTTGAATAGAATCGAACAACCTGGTAACCCAATCCAACGTGACCATAAGTCAAGTGTAACAAGAGGTGGAATCAAAGAATAAATTCGTAGCATAAATATTTGAAAGGTATTTAAAATGGCTAACGCAGATACACCTCATGGTTTTACACCAATGAGACATCTAACAGGTGGTATTATACGTGCTAATGAATACGAAATTGCTAATGGTGAAGCAGATAGTTTTAGTTTTGGAGACATAGTTCAACTTGACTCTGACGGATTTCTAGATGCTTTCGCTAATAACGAAAATGCTATTGGCGTATTTTATGGTGTTCAATACACAGATGATACAACTGGCGATGTAAAATTCGAAAGAAAATGGACTGGTGGATCTACATTTAAAGCTAATACAAAATGTAAAGCTTTAGTTTATGATGATCCTAACATTACATTTAAAGTGCAAGCCGGAGGAGCCGCTATTGCACAAGCTAACGTTGGTGAATTATGCAACGTTATATTAACCGCTGGAGACGCAACTTTCTTAAACTCTAAGCATGAAGCAGATATGTCAACTTTGGCAAACACTGCAAAAGTGTTAAGAATTTTAAGAATCGTTGACGAGCCCGGCAATGAAGTTGCTGAGAATGCAGAGATTGAAGTTGTTATTAACAACCACCTCTTTGGAACTCAGAACGCAGGAATATAGGAGGGTAGTATGGCATTAAATAGAGCATTATTTCAAAAGCAACTACAACTCGGCCTTAACACTATTTTTGGTATGGAATATGATAACTATCCAGAACAGTGGAGAGAAGTATTTTCTGTTGAAAACTCAAACAAAGCATTTGAAGAAGATGTTCAAATGTACGGTTTCGGTGCTGCACCAGTAAAAGCTGAAGGTGCTGCTATTTCTTATGATAGTGGTGCTGAAGGTATTGTTGCAAGATACGTCCATGAAACTATTGCACTCGCTTTTGCTATTACAGAAGAAGCAGAGGAAGATAATCTTTATGGATCACTTGGCGCAAAATACGCTAAAGCTCTTGCAAGATCAATGCAACACACTAAAGAAATCAAAGGTATGAATATCTTGAATAATGGATTTTCTACATCATCTGCACCAGTAACTGGTGGCGATGGTAAAACATTATTCGCTACTGATCACCCATTGGGTGGCGGTGGTACTAGTTCTAACCAATTAGCAACTAACGCAGATTTAAGTGAAACATCTCTAGAGAGCATGTTAATCTTAATCTCTGACTTAAAAGACGATAGACAAATTCCTATCGCTGCAACAGGTCAGAAGTTAATTGTTCCACCAGAACTAATGTTTGTCGCAGAAAGAATTGTTGCAACTAACCTAAGACCAGGTACAGCTGACAACGATACTAATGCAATGAGAAGCATGGGAATGATTCCACAAGGAGTAGCAGTAAATCAAAGATTAACTGACCCTGATGCTTTCTTTATCATGACAGACGTGCCAGATGGACTAAAACATTATGTTAGACGTCCAATCAAAAGAGCTGTTGAAGGCGATTTTGAAACAGGCAACTTACGATACAAAGTATCAGAAAGATACTCATTCGGTTTCACAGACTGGAGAGGTGTTTTTGGTACACCTGGAGCGTAATTATTATTAATTAAAAAAGGGCGAAACAATTTCGCCCTTTTCACAACCCAAAGACTTAAAAAGACTACTAGGAGGTAGACAATGGGCTCAACAACTTTTTCCGGTCCTATAAAAGCCGGAACAATTAAAGAAACTACAGGCACTACAGTAGGTAGTGACATGAAAAATATTGGTCATGTTGTAATGTCTCAATCTGCAGTTGTATTACACACTAATACAACTGATTTGACAACTGATATAATTATACCAGCAAAATCACATATCATAGCTATTGATGTTAATGTTGAAGTAGC